CTGTGAGGTTAGCCATATTAGTATATAGGTTTTAGGTTTTTGAATGATTACAGGAATCGTTTAGCGATTATAGAAGATAGGTCATCTCGGTTGCCAGAAACAGTAAAACGCTTTTGGGCGGCTTGCGACTGAGCGTCCTTTGCAGGAACTCTCGCAGGGGCGGCTGAAGGTCTCGGCTGGGATGGGGCTTTGATTGGAGTACCAGAGGACTTGCCTTTGGCTTCACGGGCATTTACGCCACGGATGTAATCTCCTACCACCATCTTATAGTCTGGGAATTTCTGGATTTCTGGGAAGTGCTTGATAAAGGATTCAGCAATTTGTCTTTCCTTTGCTGACTTGTCCTTCCACCAAGGGTATTCCTTGGAAGCAACCTGCTCCATCTGATTGAAGTTTTGCAGATACTGCATTCGCTTCGGAAGGTGTTCCTCAAGGGCATCAAGGGCTTTAATCTTGATATTGCGGACTTCTTCAGCGGTATACTCGGTTTCAGAACCATCTTTTCCCGTAACTACTGCACCATCGGGATTCATTTCGCACCAGCGTCTGATTTGCTTGGCTTGTTCAGCCTCACGGCTAACTTCCTCAAGCGTAGACAGGTTGGCATACGGATTGTCGGCAGTAGGAATTTGTGCTGGCTTGGTAGCCTCTTGCGACAATCTTTCCACTTCTGACCTTAATCTTTCTACTTCTGCTTCAGCCTCTCTGCGTTTAGCGGAGAGTTTGTCAATGCGTTTCTTGACTCCCTTGGGCAACCCACGCTCAATTTCATCATCTTCAGACTTGGTTTCTTCGGTTTCCTCGGAGTCTTCGGACTGGAACTGGTCGTTAGTTGTTTCGGTTTCTTGTGAATGAACATCGTCCTCAGAGGTCGCTTGAGCCTCCGAATCACCGTTTTCGTCTGCGGGTGACTCCGCACTCGATTCCTTACCACCTAGGAACGAATCGCTAACTATGTCAGCGAGTTTACTGATATCGAAGGGAGTGGATGTACCTTCGGGAGTCGTAGCGTTATTTTGTGCCGTGCTAAGGTCGGCTTGATTGTCTGTATTCATTAGATAAGGTCTAAAGTCCTATATTTGTAGGCAGGGTGTTATAGTCCCAGAACTATCAGCCAGATACGGCTAAATTTGTTTGTAAGCAAGAACTTACTATGTCAGATACCGTTTTCCGATGGGGAATGGTCTTCTGAGGGTCTTCCTTGGTCACGGAGAACATCATTGCGGGTGTTCATCAAGATTTCTCTGAAGGCGGTAAGGGCTTCGGCTCTGCCACAATGCCAAGCACGGTCTTCGCCCTTATTTTCTTTAGAGATAGCATTTGCAACTTCAGAATCAATAGAAGCATCGAGTAGGAGATGGACGGCTTTCCAGAGTTCATTCTGTTTTTCAAAGGAGAAACCTACAATGATTTGTTGTGGATAACTCATTGCATCTGTTGCTCCTGTTCACCCTGCATATCGTTAGCCTGTTGAATCTGCTGTTGCATCTGGTTACCAGCCTGTTCTGCAACAGGGGTAACGCCAGTACGACCAATCTGCTTGTTCTGTTGCTGGCTGACGGACATCTGAAGATTCTTCATATAGTTCTCCAGCATAGCACGGAAGTGCGGGTCGGACTGCATAGCCTGTTGAGCCTTGGGGTTCTTGCCCATGATGTCTTGGAGGTACTGCATCTTGGAAGCCGCAGACGGGTCGTTCTCGACATACTGGGCTTCGTTACCAAGCATCATCAAGCCTAGGTCAGACTGGATGTTCTTATACAGCAACTGCGAGGCTGTGCCTGTGTTGATGATGAGTTCCTTTGCCTTGTCTGGGTCGATAGCCTCAATAGCCGCCTTGACCAACTTGTTCTTGTCGATAACGCCACCGTTGTCGAGGGGAAGGACGAACTGGGTGATAGCCTTGAGTTTCTCGATGACAAAGTTTGTGTCGAGTTCACGGACATCGTACTTGACTTGAAAGTCGAACATATTGCTCACGCTCGACATATTCTGCGGAAGAGCCTTGCCAGTAATGCCTTCGATTTCATCGGGTTGCATATACTGTAGCATCAGACTGAAGGTCATAGCAAAGGATTCGCTCCAGACATCCAGCCAGTTATTAATAATGAACTGCTGTGTGGTCTGCGTCTTCTGAGGCATGATGTTCGGGTGAGGAAGACCAAAGTACGAAGCGTGGTTCTGTTCAACACGGTCAATCAGCGTGAACGCAGTAACAGAATCCCCTGTGGGAGTGGGCATGAAACGATAGTCATCCGCACTTGTAACAGGAAGATGAATTCCTGGGGCAATTTTATTTATACCACCAAGTCGCTTCTTAACAAGAATAGGTGGCAAGGTCGTGAACGCTGTTCGGTCACGGATGGCATCGTGCTGTGCCTTGATTTCTTCTTGGTCGGTCTGAGCAATTTCTGGAACTCCTCTAGACTCCATAATCGCTCTACGAGTGCGTTCTCTTCGATAGATAACGAAAGGATACTTGTTATGTGCATATCCGAGAAGTCCGTGAGAGGCGTACTCTTCGCTCTTGGATTGGGGCGAGAAGATGGTCTGGTAGACTCCTTGGATGTTGTTTTCGTCAATGAGGCGGGAGTAGGCATAGACTAATTCAATGAGGTTATCTTGTCGGCTGACTTGGAAGTTAATCAAGGCGGCGGCTGGGAGAAGATTAGGGTCGTTGAACTGCGACTGCAATCCCATTGTGTTAATGGCTTGCTCAACAAACGAGTCAGACCAACCCTCCATCTGAGCCATAGAGCGAAGTTCAACTTCGGTCACATAGGTTCTGCGGAAGACAACTCTAGCCTTCTGAATCTCAATAGTTTCTGGCGGGAACGAGATTTCATCGTAGGGCTTGAGGGCAACGATGAGGGGCTGGTTCTTGCTGATAAAGGTTTCTGGGATGTTAGCGTGTCCATCCTTGCGGAGTTCACGGACAGCCTTCTTGACAGCCTTTGGCTCAACAGTCTTTAGATACTGCATGATTAAATCCACAGCATAGTCTTCCTGCTCTGGATTCATAATGGCGGCTGGCAAATCCTTGATGGTGGCTTCGGGGTTCTGCTGAACCGCTTGCTGAACCATAGCAACGAGGTCATCCATGCGGATGTTCTGGAATCGTGTACCCATCTCCTGCTCCCAGATAACATGGAGTCCAGCCCAACCGTACTGCGTACCGTACTGGGCGAGGAGTTCCGCTTCCTTGCGGACTTCAGAGCGAATGCGGGACTCTAAGAGCCACGACATCAGCACATTAGCGGTAGCGGAGTTTTCGGAATCAGAGAACTCAGTACCCTTGACCTTAATCTGGCATCTGTCAAAAGTTGTGACCATCATCGACACAAGGTCGTTAATAGTGCGGTCAACCAGTCGGCAACGCACATCAGACGCACCTTCAAACGGGAAAGCCCCGTCACCGTTCATGCGGTCTTCGCTGTGCTTCTTGCCGTCATCCGTCTGACCAGCCCATCTAGCAAGGCGAATGTCATCGTTGTCAGCGATGTTTGCGGTATTACCCCCATTCTGTGTAGAACGCTGGTATTCCTTGTAAAGATAAGGGATATTCGGGGTATCGCTGGCAAAAACCAGTTCGTCCTCGTTATTTTTGTAAGATTTCATTTAAAAATTTAGTGAGGTCATTTCGGAAGTACCGTTTGTGACCACCGCTGGTGGTAAATGTGCGTACTTGACCCTTCTTGGCAAGGGACTCAAGCCTTTTCCGTCCGAAACCAGTAAAGAGCATCGCTTTCTGACGAGACAAGAGGGCTGGGAAGAAAATTTCCATTAGTAACTTCCTCCACCCCATGATTGCATTGCGTCCCCGCCTTGGTAAATTGGATTCATAACCATCAAGTATCTGAGGCAGTCGATAGGGTCTTTGGTTGCCCCCTTCTCTCCGTCTGCTCCCGTCCACTCCTTGAGGCAGTATATTAAGTTTTGACATGATTCGCTGATGTAGAGTTTAGGTTTGTTCAAAGGGGTTATATCTTGGTTCATATCGTAGGAGAAGCCGTCATTGATTAAGGCAACGCCCTGTTCAATTCTAATTCCTGCGGCTGGCTGAAAGTGCATAGGGGTTTCCCCGTCATCAAGCATATCGATGAGGGTAGTGCCACCGTCTTCGGTCACAGCCTTAGAGCCTCCAGCCCTAGGGTCGATGTAACGCTCCCAGATTTCTTCGCCCTTCTCTAGTTCAAGGACAAGTGCCTTGTATTCCGCAAGAGAGCGTCCAGCACCGTTACGCTGGGCAGTACCAGCCCTGCCGTCTGGCTCAGAAGCAGGTAAAGCCCACTCGCCATCCGATGAATCTGGGAACTCACGGTATACATACATATCTCCAGACTTATCAACTCGCATCCAAAGCATGAACCAGTTTCTAGCCCCTGCTGGGTCAACGACCATGTAGTTAGTTCCTTCTTCTGGGACTTGTTCTGCCTTAACGACATTGACCCCTTCGGTGAAACGGGGGAACTGGCTTCCGCTGATGTTATCAGCCCAACCATACGCTCGGATTTTGACTTCATAAGGCTTCTTCCCAGCGAGCGTCTTCTTCAACTGCTCGAAAGGGTTGTACGGGTTGAGTTCGCTAT